ATGGCTTGTTGTATAGTGAATAACACTCCCAATTCTTTTGTTTGTTGTCTTTGTGAAAGGCAAAAACTTTTATATTTATTGACGGCTCATATATTATTTTTACAAAATCGTGGGAATGGAAATATAGGAACTATCGGTAGCGCTAGTGAGGGAAGTGTATCTGTCGGATATTCTACAAGCAGTATTGATGGTTTAGGTGCTGGATGGTTTGGACAGAGCCAATATGGATTACTATTCTGGCAAATGACATTAAAGTATAGGTCAGGATTTTATGTGCCGTGATAACATTTAAAATTAAAATAGATGATAAGGATATTTTCAAAGCGTTAAAAAAGCAAAAAGCAACGCTTGAAGTTGGTTTTTGGGATGATAAATATCCAAACGGTAAGAGTGTAGCAAGTGTTGCTGCATTTAATGAATATGGTGGAGGACATACGCCACCAAGACCTTTTATGCGTAATTGCGTGAAAAGGAATAAAAGAAAATGGAAAAGGATTGTTCAGGATTTATTACCTGTTAATCTTGATATAAAGAAAACATTTCAAACATTGGGCGAAGATATGATAGAAGATTTAAAGTATGAAATATATGCAACAAACACTCCGCCTAATGCACCAAGCACAGTAAAAAGAAAAGGATTTAACAAGCCTTTGATTGATACTAGCAAAATGGTTAATAGTGTTAGGATGAGGATAAAATGAATTTACACGAAATAGCAAGTAATGCAATAAGTTCAATAAATCCTTTTCAAAGTATAACTATAATTCCTCGTGGTAGTTATACTGTTAATGATTATGGGGAAACAATAGTTTCGGATGGGGAATCGTATAGCATACTTGCGGATGTTCAGCCTGTAAATAGTGAGGATATTAAATTTGTAAATAATTACAACGAAAGCACAATCTATAAAGCATTTTGGGTTAGTGCGAATACGTTTGGTTTGAATAGACCTATTGCTAGGGCTGGGGATAAGGTTATTTGTAATGGGAAAACATATTATGTGACGAGTATGCCAGAGGATTGGTATGAAACAGTTGGATGGTCGCATTTTATAGGTGCTTTACAGTTAAATCCAAAGGTGGAGGTTGTAAATGGCAACTCTTAAACAAAATATACAAAAAGCCGTTAGGGAAATGTTAAAAAGATATACCGATTGTCCTGACGAGCATATTATTGCTGGATATAATAATCACGTTCAATTACCAGAAGATAATGATTATATTATTTTTACGGTATTAAATCCTGTTAGGTATGGAACGCCTAGGGTTGTGACAGATATAAATGGGAATACGAGTTATCAACATTTTAGATTAGAGGTTCAGATAGATTTTTATGGTAATTTTGCTTTTGATAGAGCAAGTGATATAATAAATATATCTAGAACGGAATTTTTGTGCGAATTTTTTAAGCCGTATGGAATACAACCGATAGCTTGTGATGATGCACAAAATTTAACTGGTGTGTCTGGCGAACAAGAATATGTTGAACGTTGGATGGCTAGATTAGAGTTTGATTATCAGGACGCCGTTAGTGATAGTCAAGATTGGTTTAATACGGCAGAATTAAATATTTTTGAGACGGAGTTATAAAAAATGACAATACCTGCTTCACAATTAGTAGATATTACGCCACGAGTTATTAGTGGTGGTTTATCTGGGCTTGCATTTGTTGGAACATTTTTATCCAAAAGTGAAAGCCTGCCGACTTCAACTGCTGTGCCTTTTTATAGTCAATCTGCTGTTGGGGATTATTTTGGTACTGCTTCTGATGAATACAAACTTGCTGGAAATTATTTTATTGCAGATAGTAATTCTAGCAGAAAGCCTGATGTTCTTTGGTTTTATCGTAAGGTTGATACTGCTTGTGCCGCTTTTTTAAGGGGTGTTTCGCCTGTATCGTTAGATAATTTACAAACAATTACGGCTGGTTCTTTATCCATTGTTATTGATGGAACGACAGTTGAAATTACTGGTTTAGATTTCAGTTCAGAAACGAGTTATAGTGGAATTGCTAGTGTATTACAAACGGCATTGGCAACAGAACTTGCTTCAACAACTTGTGTTTATGATAGTTCTTTTAAGGCTTTTGTAATTACATCCCCGTCAACTGGTTCAACGAGTTCTATTACCGTTGCTTCTGGTGATAGTGCAGATGCTTTGGGATTATCTTCTGGAACAGTATCACAGGGTGCAAATGAAACATCTTTAACAAATACAATGGAAGGTGCTTTAAACAGCAATTCTAATTTCTTTTCGTTTATGCCGGTTTTTCAAGAAACCGATAGCGAAGCATTGGAATTGGCTGCTTGGTGTAATAATCAAGGGGTTAGGTTTATGTATGCTTTGGTTGATTCTTCTAATGCTGGGTTGGTGGCAAATAATGTTGCTTGTTTGGCACATCAAGTTTCTGATTATTATGGGATTGCTTGTGAATATAATACAAAAGAACTTGGTGCTATGACAATGGGTGTGGTTGCTGCAATTAATCCAGCCCAGTTAAATGGTCGTAAAACATTGGCGTATAAACAACAGAATGGATTGGCATATACTGTTGATAATGAAACAGATGCGCCTGTTTTATTGGCAAATGGTTATAATTTCTATGGAAATTATGCAACTGCTTCTAATATGTTTAAGTTATTCCAAAATGGGCAGATTTCTGGAAGTGCCAAATGGATTGATACATACTATGGTCAAGTATTTATCCGTGATGGATTGCAGAACGCTTGGATTAATGCCTTAATGATGAATAATACAATCCCGTATAATCAATCTGGATATGGTATTCTTCGTGCTGCTGCTATGGATACGATTAATACGGCTGTCAATGCTGGATTTATTCGTCAGGGTGTTTCTTTGAGTGAAAGCCAAAAAGCCACGGTTCAATCTGAAGCTGGTTTGGATATTAGTGGTGCTTTGGAAACACAGGGGTGGTATTTACAAATTCTTGACCCGACAACACAAGTTCGTCAAGAACGTGGAACACCTGTGGTTAATTTCTGGTATATGGATGGTGGTTCTGTCCAACGTATTCAGGGAACATCAACTGTTTTATTGTAAGGAGTGAAAAATGAGTAAAGATATTACATCAGCAAATTCAAGTGCATATTTTTATGCTTCTTTATTTCCTGCTGGATTAAAGTTTGAAAACTTTTCAACTGATGGTGCTTGGAGTCAAGATAATTATACGACCGTTGAACACCGTATGGGTGTTGATGGTAAAATGGCTGCTGGTTATACACCCGTTGAAAAAGAAATTACTTTTATGTTTGAAGCAAATAGTCCTTCGTTAGATGGATTGGATTTGTTATGGCAAACAACTGAAGTTTCGCAAACCCCGATTTTTGGGCAAATTGTAATTACTTGTCCGAGTATTGGGAAAACCTTTACTTTGGTAAACTGCATTTTAACTGGTTATAAGTTAATTCCTAATGCAGAAAAAGTATTGGGAACTCGTGAAGCTTTGTTTGCTTGTGAAAGTATTACTTCTGTTTCTTTATAATGTTTTGATTGGAGGAATAAAAAATGAGAAAAGAAATTGAAATAACTATTGAACAAGGTCGTGATGCAGGAAAGACCTTTAAAATAACAGAGATGGGTTCAGTTCAGATGGACAGATGGGCAACAAAGGCCCTCTGTCTATTTGGGCGTTCTAATCAAGATTTAAGAGCTATTGCGAAAATGGGCGTGTTGGAAATTATAAAGGCATTTTCATCCGTACCTTATGAAGAAGCTCAACCATTACTTGATGAATTGCTTGCTTGTGCTTCATTTAAAAAAGATGGGGTTTATGTCGCAATGAAGGGCAGTATGATAGATGGTGTGGTAGAAGATTTTACAACATTGTTTAGATTACGAGTTGAAGCATTGAAAATCCATTTTGGTTTTTTAGGACAAGGCGGGGAATCAGGGTCAAAATAGAAACCGATGATTCTTTAACTGGTTATGTTAATGTCCCGCCAATGATAGGTGCAGTTGTTAACAGTAAATTGGCAACGCTTCACGAATTGGAAACAGTATATGGATTAGAGGATTTGTATAACCTTTATGAAATAGTTATAATAGAAGTGGCAAATAAACAAAAGATGGTTAAAAAAGCACAAGAAAGGCGAAAAAAGAGATGAGTGGTATTCTTGCGGAATATATAAAACTTGCTGTTGGTTTTGATAATGCTAATCTTTTAAAGGGTATTGCCGAAAGTAATAAAGCGATTATGGGCTTTAGAAAAACAATAAATAATTTTCTAAAGTTTACAGGAATAAGTTTTTTAACAAAGATGGCTGCTGATGCTGCCAATCTTGGAAGAAATTTAAGTATCGTTTCACAACAATTAGGAATTGCCACTTCTCGCCTTTCTAAAATGCAATCTGCTTTTGCTTCTATTGGAATAAAATCAGAAAGCATAAATGCTGTTTTAACAGGAATAAGTGAAGGATTAGCAGGGCTTGCTTTTGGTGAGGGTGAATATGCTTCAAAATTATCTGCTATGGGAATTTCTGCTTGGGATAATCGTGGCAGAGAAAAAGAAGCAGATACTATTCTTGGAGATATTGCTCAATGGACAAAAACACAATTAGATGCTGGTCGTAGCTTTCAGCAGGTTGCATTATACTTAAAGAAAAATTTTAATATACAAACAGACCTTGCGTTAAGATTAGCAAAAGGTCAAGAAGCGTTTGAAAATTTTATAAAAGAGCAATCAGAAAAAACTGGTTCTTTATATGATTTTCAGGTTGAAGGATTAAGTGAATTAAGTGAAGATTTTAACACATTATGGGAAACCATAAAAGTATTCAAAAATCAGTTAGCGGCTGATTTAGGACCAGTAATAAAAGGTGTTGTAGAGGTATTTCAGGTAGTTGTAAAAGAAGTAGCCGACATCTGGAATAATCTTATGCTAGCCATTGAAGAAATTATTGGTGAAACAAATATTTTAAGTAATTCCTTTAAGTTTTTAAAAGATGTTGTAAAGGTTCTTGGTGCTGTTATTAAACAGGCAATAAATATTATTGAATTTATTCTAATGGCTGTGAAAGAAGCTGGGCAGGCTGTGGGTGAATTTATAACAAATATGCTTTTAAAATTACAGGAAGGAATAGCTTGGTTATTTAAAAAACTTGGTTTTGATACAAGGACAGATGAAGAAAAATATCGGGATGAATTAAAAGAAAAGGTTGCAAGTGGGGAATTAACTGCGCCAGAAGCGGTAAGATTATTGAATGATTATAGAAAAGCACAAGAAAGAAAAAAATTAGAGAAAAAAGAAAATTTATTTGAAGAGCCAGAAAGACCAACTACTAAAGATTTAATAACAGGGGAAAAAGTATATTTAGATGGAACACCAGTTAAGGAAGTTCCTATTGTTGAAAATATTATAGAACCTGATGAATATGATTTTGAACAACCTATTTACCCAACTGGCAGGGAAGTAATAAGTGCTGATACATCTGGTTCTGCACCTATTGTAAATTTAGATATTAGTTCAAATGCGACATATAATGAAGCAGATGGGACTATACAACAAGATATAAGTGTAAACGGTGTTTCAAAAGGAAATTCAAGCGGAGAGAATATAGAATATATGTATCAAAGCGTGACAGGAGATTAAAATGTTATCAGATGTATTTTCTACAATAACAAGTGCATTACCAACCATTAAGATTAGCAAGTGGGATGTTCAAGTATTAAAAGAACAGAAATTAAAACAGAAATCGGATGGTATAATTTCTTCTATAAGAAATACTGTTAAAAATGCAATAAAATGGGCTCAAGACACAGTAGCAGGATTATTTCAGAATATAGATAATTCTTATACTTCATTGTGTGATTTTGATAGTTTTATTTCTTTTAATGGTTCTCACGACACACAGATTGTTCAAAATGCGGTTGAACAGGGCTCTTTTAGGTCTGTGAATAAAATAAGAAAACCAAATACTTGTGTTATTGAATTAGCAAAGGGTGGTTATAGAAGCGATATTGAAAGCGTATTAAATGATTTAAAGGCATATCAAGGAAGTATAAGGATGTTTAGAATTATAACGCCTTTTGGTAATATGGATAATCTAAATCTTATAAGATTAGAATATCAATATACAAGAGATAATGGTTCTAATTTACTTATAGCAAAATTAACATTTCAAGAAGTTATTTATGGAAGTGTGACTGGTAAGTATGAAATGGCAAGAGTGAATAATCCAGATAAAACAGATACTAAAAATACTGGTAATAAATCTTTGGCAAATTGGAGAGGAAGGGAGTATAGACCGTGAAATATATTATTCCGTTAGATAATGAGCCAAATCAAATATTTAATATTGTTCTAAACGGGCAACAATGCACTTTTGAGTTTATAAGCAGGGGTGCTTATATGTTTATGAATTTAACCTTAAACGATAAAAAGGTTATTGATGGGATGATATGTTTAAATGGTGTAGATTTAATACAATATGACGATTCTAGATTTGTCGGTAGATTATATTTTGAAGATACACAGGGTAGTTTAGACCCGCTTTATTATGGGTTAAATGATAGATGGTTGCTTATATACGAGGATAGTTGATGTTTAGTAAAAAAACATTAAGGGTTGAAATACAGAATCTAGAGGGCGATTTTTTTTCTGGAATAAATAATCTTGTATTTAAAGATTTGCCCATAGAAGCGGAAGTAACTGCCGTAAAACTTCCTGCTGGTATATCTGCAAAGATAAAAATATACGGCGTATCTAAAAAAAATATGGATGCTATTACAACATTGAAATGGCGTGATGGTTTTATTGTCCAAAAGGCAATAAGATTATATGCAAATAACGGAGAGGGGGAATTTTTATTGTATGAGGGAAATATAATGGAAGCAAGCCCAGATTACAGTAAAGCACCAGATGTTTGTATTAGTATTCAATCCTGTGCAGGGGCATTCTTTAATTTAAAGAGTGATATTCCTCCGTCCTCTTTACCAGAGGGTGTCCCTGTGCCTAACATATTTCAGAAAATATGTAAGGATTTTGGCGTTGGATTTAAAAATAATGGTGTTACAGGAAATTCAAGCGGGTCAATTTATTTTGACCAAAGTGGATTATTTAATAGAATAAATGCTGCTGCGAAAGCATATAATGTTTATCCAGTAATTGAAAATAATCTTGTTAAAATTTATCCTAACGATGGATATTCTGAAACCAAATGGAATTTTACAAAAAATGATTATGTAGGTTATCCAACATTATCGGCAAACAGTTATAGAATAAAATTAGACCATTTATACAATGTTTCATTAAGGGATATTTTTACTATTTCGGGAAGTGAAGTGACGCCAGCAAATGCTACATTTCACGTTATAAAGGTTTCTTATAATATATCTACAAAAATAGGTGGTAATTGGTTAATGACTATTGATGGGGGTAGGATAGTATGAATGAATTAAAAATGGGTGCAGACCCGTCTGATTTTCTGGATAATTTAAATGCATTACATTATATTATCAATGGGATTGTAAATAAAGTAAATACAACAGAATTAGTAAAAGTGGTTGCTGTTTATCCAGAAAAAAATAAGATAGATGTTATTCCTATTGTAAAAAATGCAAATGCTGAAAATAATCCCATTGAGGAAAGTGTTGTTTATGGTGTAAGATATATTGAATGGCAATATGGTCTAAACGGGATAATGGCTGTGCCAGAAATTGGTGATATTGGACTAATTGTGGTTTGCAAAAAGGATATTTCGGAAGTAGAAAAAGGATTGGTAGCAAGTTTTAGAAAATATTGTTTGGCTGATGGGATTTATCTTGGTGGGATAAAAGGATTAAATCAAACGCCGACACAATTTATAAAATTTGATAATAATGGAATAACTATAACAAGCCCTAGTAGTATAACAATAAATTCAGAAAATACTTCTGTAAATACAACAAATGTTAATATAGTTGCTAGTGGAATAGCAACAATTACTTCTCCTGTAATAAATCTTGGTGGAGAGGGAGGCGCTGCTGTCGCAAGAGTTGGCGATAGTGTTGTAAATGGAAAAATAACAACTGGAAGTAGTATTGTAAAGGCGGTATAAAATGAAGACATTAGCATTACAAAATGATTGGGATTTATATGTAGATGATTTTGGGAATATTGCTTTAAAAGAAGGCAACGAAAGGCTTGCCCAAGATGTTGCTTCATCTGTAAGAGTTTTTAAGGGGGAGATAGGATTTGACACAGGGCGCGGAGTAGAGTATAATAAACCTGACCAAAATCGTGAAACGTTGAATCATCAAATGAATGAGCAAGCGAAATTGGTAGAGGGTGTTGAAAGTTCTGTTGTTATTTTTGAAGAACTTGATAATAGAATTTTAAAGCCTGTGATATATGTGACAAATACAGATGGCGACCAGATAATTGTAGGAGAGTAAAATGGCAGGACAAATAAGTGTAACACCAGATGGAATACAAGTTCCGCAGGCATCTGAAATAAAAACTGCATTTCAAAATGTATTTACTGGGTCTTTTGGAACTGATTTAAGTTTAGATGATTCAACACCACAAGGTGATTTAATCAATGGGCTCACGGAAGAAAAGTTATTAGATAATGCGCAAATATTATATTTTTTAAATCAACAAAATCCAGAAACTGCCGATGGAATTTATCAGGATGCTTTGGGTAGTATTTATGGTATACAAAGGAAAACAGCAACGAATAGCATTGTAAATTGTGTTTGTAATGGGCTTGCTGGAACTGTTTTAAATGGTGTGTCTAGTGGAAATCCTGCAATGGTTCAATCAACAAATGGGGATTTATTCCAATGCTTAATCGGTGGAACAATACCAGCAAGTGGAACTATTACTTTACAATTTTCTGCTGTTGAATCTGGTGCTATACCTGTTGGTGCGAATACATTAACTACGATTTATAATGTTGTAAATGGATGGGATAGTGTAAATAACCCAGCGGCAGGAACTCTTGGTAATGAAATTGAATCTAGGGCTGATTTTGAAGCGAGGAGAAAGAAAAGTTTGGCATTAAATGCTACTGGTTCTTTGGGGTCGGTTTATTCACACGTTCAAGAAGTTGATGGTGTGACGGATGTTTTTGTATATGAAAACGATACAAATGCAAGTATTACATATAGAGGGATAACGCTTGGCGCTCATTCAATTTTTGTTTGTGAGAATGGTGCTTCAGATAGTTCAGAATTAGCAGAAGCAATATATAACTCAAAATCCGCTGGGTGTGATACAAATGGACCGAATACCTGTTCTTTTACAGAACCAATAACTGGTGTCTCTTATAGTTATAAGTATTATACATCTACTAATACCCCTATTTATATACAAATAAATATTGCTGAAAACATTTCTAACTCATTGAAAGAAATTATAAAAGAAGCACTCTTAAAAGAATTTTCTGGGAAAAGTATAATTGAAAATGAAAAAATCAGTATAGGGACAACAATTTATGCCAGTAGATTTTATGCTGTTATAGAAGCATTAAAAAATAATAATATTATTTTAAAGAGTGTAAAAATTTCAACAAATGGTTCAAGTTGGCAAGATGTTTTAAGTTTTAATATGAATATTTTACCAACGCTAGATATTGAATCTACAAGTCCTTCTTATGTTGTGTTTAATGTGGGGTAATATATGATTTCACAATATGCCAATAGTCCGAAATATTTAAATATTTACAATGGTTTAACAGAATTATTTAACAATTCACAAACCATAGAAGATTGGTATAATATTGTTTATAATTTAAATACTGCTTATGGTTATGGTTTAGATATATGGGGGAAGATATTAAATCAAGGAAGGCAATTTAGTTATACAAGTAATGGTGTAACAGAATATGTTTATTTAGGTGGAGAGCAAACTATTGATGGTGTGACATATACAGCTGAACAGATGGAAGAAACATACCGTCTTGTTTTATTTTTAAAGGCTTTATCAAATATTTCTGGATGTACAATAGCAAGTTTAAATGAATTGCTTGGTTTTTATTTTAGGAATAGAGGAAGGGCGTATGTTTTAGAATATGGTGTTATGGAAATTAGATATGTTTTTCAGTTCTATGTAAATAAATTTGAAAAAGCCATATTCACATCAAGTGTTATGCCCAAACCAACTGGTGTTTTGATTTCGTTTGAATTTTTGCCGATTGGAGAATATTTTGGATTTTTTGTTAATGGAATAAATAACCCGACGGAACAGCCGTTCACTCCATTTGACAATAAGCCATTTTATAGATAGAATATAGATAGGAGAATATAATGCAAAATTTAACTCAACCTACATTACTTTTAAAGCCTTTTGCGGAAAGTGGAGATAAAAATACACTTCCTGTCACAAATACAGATTTGGCAAATCCGCAGTTGGCTGATTTAACCAATGGGTTCCCACAAATAACATCCCAAAGTCCAGATAATGGAGGATTGCCGCCAGAAAGAAAGGATTTTAATGCTCTTGGATATTTAACAACTACCTATGATTGGTTTTATCAGGCTGGTGGTAGATTTACATTTAATTCTACTGTTGCAAACGCCATCAATGGTTATCCTTTAAATGCTGCTTTGTGGTATACTGATAATAGTGGAAATACTACATTATTAAGGTCAACAAAAGCAAATAATAAAGATAATTTTGTTACAACTCCGTCTTTTATAGGAACAAGTTGGAAACAAGAAATCCCTGTGCTTGGGTTGAGTAATACTTGGACGGGTAGTAATACATTTTCTGGCTCTGTGAGTTTGGGCGCATTAGCAACTGCCACATCACCTGATGCGAGTGATAGTT